TTACTATATCCATAATACTCTTTTACATACTCTAAGTCTTTGAATTTGGCCTGTGATAACCACTTGCCACCAAATCGTTTCTTTTTTCTGATACTATTTATTAAAAAGTGAAATTGTAGTTTCTTATCCAGAAAGTGTAGGCCATTCATCTCATTGGCTGGCATTAGTGTGTCCCAAAACATAGAAAGACAACGGTTTATAATGTAGGGTGGATACTTTTTTACCCAAGTAGAATCATCACTGTCAAGTAATGGTTCACTTGTTTCGTTAATGGCCTTTAGATAGTCTTTTAATTCGTACACTTATTAGTATCCTTCTTTTCTTAATTGCGCCATTATATCGTGAAATTTTTTTGATATATAAATTCTTTTGCCCCTCCAAGATATTGTTCGATACTTTTCTTTTATTCCTGCTTTCGTTAAAAGGTCAGAATTATACTCAGGAAAAAAATGGCATCTAGGTATTTTTCTTTCGAATGTTTCCATTCCAAACACTGTTAGAACTTTCCATCTATCTTCTATTTTTTTAGATTTTTTATTATTTAAAGAATTATTTTCTTCAATTAATTTACCTTTTCTTTCTTTAACATATGCAGGAATAAAAGGTAATATTTCTGGCTTAAACCATTCTCTATTGTGTCTATTTTTTGAACTATATTTTTTAAAAAATTTATGAGCTTTTTTTTCTTCAATCTTTTTTTGCTGTTCTAAACAAGGAATAGTAGCAACTACAATTAATTCACTAGGAGCTCCTGTTCTTAATTCTTTAAGTCTTTGTTCTAAATTTGAAGCAAATCCAATTTTAACTTTATTAGTGCCTGTATCTAATATAAAATATATGCAAGGGGTTATCATTTAAATTTACACCCCGCCATTATTTCGGTTAAACAAGCCACCATATTGATTTCTTGGTCAGCAACAAAGGCCGCCTTGTATTGATATCCAGCAATAATTAAAACTGCCTGTGGTATAGATTTAGGATCTAAGTGTAAATAAAGAAGATCGTAGATTTCTTTAAATAAATGAGTTGGCCCGTGATCTAGGTTTTGTGAAACCCATTTTCGCATACCATTAAAGTCTTTGTCTTTTAATTTAACGATAAGGTCTTTATAGTTTTCTTCTTTTAAACTAAAAAGAATACCACTGTCTATTTTACCACGAACAGAATATCTTTGTAATTCATTTATGGTTCTTCTAAAATCAGGATAATGTTTTTGTATAACTTCTGCTAATACGTTTTTATCAAATTCTATGCCTTCATCTTTTAATATAATAGATAATCTATCCATTAATTTTGTGGCCGTTTTAACCTTTTGACCATTTGTAATTCTAAAATCAATTACAGTACAACGACTGTGTAATGCTTCTATAATTCTGCTTTTGAAATTACAAGTAAAGATAAATCTACAGTTATTAAAAAACGTTTCTATAAAGTTTCTTAATGCAGGTTGCACCGATTCGGCGTTCATATAATCAGCCTCATCTATGATTACAACTTTATGATTGGCTTCTTTGGTAAGTGAAATGGTTGAAGCAAAGTTTTTAATTTTGTTTCTTAATGTATCAATCTGACGGCCTTCGTCTGAACCGTTTATGATAATATAATCTACACCTATTTCTTCACATAAAGCACGAGCTACAGTTGTCTTACCTGTGCCTGGCGTACCTGATAATAATAGATTAGGTATTTCTTTTTTCTTAACGAACTCTAAGAAAGTACTTTTTAAATCTTCCGATAAAATACAATCTTCTATTTTTTTAGGTCGGTACTTCTCAACCCATAAAAAATCTGACATAATATAAACTCCAAGTTAATCATTTTTTTCTTTTACTAATTCGTATTCACTTTCGTAACCACCTTTACGGTCTGAAACCCAATCATCATACCTATCACTATGTCCAATTTCACTTAGAAATTCCCAAATTTTAAATTCATCTTCTGAATCTCCAGAAAAACATTTTTCAAAGTTTTCTATTGAACCAAAATGTTTAATTATTTCTGATGGTAAAGGTAAATAAGTGAACTCACTCGTAACACTATGAAATTCACGAGCTATAACTTTAACAGGTGTTTCTTCTGAATGAACTGTACCATCAAAAGACCTATTAACGCCAGCGGTTTTATCTTCCTCCTCTGGTGTCATTACAACAGGTTTATTCATATTAGAACTCCGAATCTGGCTCTAATGCTATCCAATACTGTACTGGTTTACTTCTATTAATGAAATGACTTACTTTGGCTTTAGAAATTGCCACATCATAGTCATCAGAAATCATTTTAAAATTTTCAGATTTAAAATATGCTGTAAATTCTTTATCTGTTTCACCAAGATTAAGAGAATACTCATTTGAAGATTTATTTTTTTTATCAGTTGCAACAAAAGATATTGTCTTACCATTACCTTTAATGGCTATATCTGGTAAATTTAATGTTGTAGCTGCTTTTTGCACTTTAGAAAAATCATCTTTTTTTAGTGTAAAAGCCACTGTCTTATCTGGCATACTGATACCTTTTTGAGGCGTAACAACTACCGATTTGTCAGCAAAAAAATATTTAATTGTTTGCTTTATTTTTTCATCAGAAATAGCAGCATAGTTTGCGCCGTTAATTTTAACAGCAGGTTTATCAAATAATTCTACTGCTCTTAAAAATTCTGATAGACTGTATATACCAAATTCAGTATCAAATTTTTCTGTGATTGTTGCTTCTGCTAGAATGTTTTTCATAGCAGATATTGTATTTAACTTACTGCCTGGTTTAAAAAGAATGTTATCGTTAATCTCGCTAAAATTCTTTAATATGGCCAGCGTGTCTGTGCTTAGGTTCATTTCACTTTCTCCTTATCATAGTTTAATAATAATATAACATAATGTACTGCTTTAAGCAAGTCAGCACGGTTATATCCGTTCTTCTTACCATACCTACACAAATACTTTATTGCGTTAGCGTGGCAAAAATCTTTTCCAATATTTAGTGTTTTAAATAAATCTTGCACTTGAAAGCCATCTTTACCTGTAGAGTAATGTTGACCATAAGTACCTTTGATGTAATCTAAGATTTCTTTTACAATTTTATCTTCATTATATTTCATAATATATACCTCATAATATTTGGAGCGGACAACTGGTACTGCCCCAATTTCTCTAACTTGGAAAGTTAGAATAATACTTTTATACTATGTCCGCAATTTCCAATTTAACATAAGTGGCCAAAAAAGTCAAGCGATTTTGGCCACTTAAAAACATTAATTATTTAATGTCTATTGTCTTACTTTTTTTAGCCTCAGGTATAATTTTTTCTAATGATACCTTTAATAGTCCGTCTTTTAACTCAGCGCCTTTAACCTCTACGTCATCAGCGATGGTAAACGATCTCTCAAAATACCTTTTAGCAATACCTTTATAAAGTGTATTACCATCTGTATCTTTTGATTCGTCTTTATCGGATTTTTTAGACCTAATCAGTAATTGGCCATCCTCATAGGATACTTCAATATCTTTTTTGTTATATCCTGCAAGTGCTACTTCAATATCGTATTTGTTTTTTGAAGTTTCCACTATATTATATGGTGGATAATTTACTGTTGGTTGTCTTAATCCAAAGTCATCATTTAACATTGATTCGAAGTGATCGAATACATTATTAAACCCTATGGATAAAGGCCTTAGTTGATTGAATATGCTTAATTGATGTTTAGTCATTTTTATCTCCTTTTGTTAAGCAAGTTAAAATTGAAAGCCCACTATTGGCACTTTCAATATTATTTATAATGGTAGTTTGTTTATCACGGAGTAAACTACCAAACACCGATTTGCTGATCCTTTAAGTAGGATCAATCTTTTTAACACCGACTAGGTCTTATGAATTGCCTAATCTATAATATATATACAGGTTCACGTATAGTGTTAAAACTAGTAACCTCGTAAGTCTATTAACATCTTCTGCTTTTTTTTAAAGTTAGCTCGCATTTCTTTTGCTTTTCTAACTCTTTTTTCAGATGGTTTTTCATAAGTCTGTTTCATTTTGTACAGCCTCATAAAACCTTCTTTTAACAACTTTTTTTTAAGAATACGCATAGCCTTTTCGACATTGTTATTCCTAACTTCAACTTTAAGTCCCAATTAAATATACCTCCTTAAAGGGTTAAGAGTGGCCATTATTGACCACTCAGGACTATTATAATGGATTTTGGAAAAGTAATTTATATAGACAAAGACTAATAAGCTATATAGCTACTTGTTCCTCCTCACCATCATTGGAATCCGTTTGAGATTGAGCCGCAACTTCTGACTGTCTTTGAGATTCTATGATCTGGTCAGCAGTAGCACCGGCATCAACTTTAGTGTATAAATCTACAAATGAAGTTTTAGTATCTTCATCAAATCTATTTGTACACAATTCAATTG